AACAGTTGTTAACGTTGCAGATGGTACAAACAATACGTTTGCACCAGCATCATCAAACGATGTTATCAGCATGAACGGTGGAACTACAGGTGGAGACAAGGGTAGTACAATTACTATCACTGCACTTGAAGATAACGTATATTTAGTAGAAGCAGTGTTAATCGGTACAGGTACTGAAGCAACACCTTTTGCAGATAGTTAATAATTAAACTCGGAGCGCCTGGTGATGCAGGCGCTCTTGAAAAGGAGGAAACATGGCAGACACAGTATTAAATACAACTGTATTTGACGGAGCAAGAAAACTTATCACCCACTTCAACGTGGTTTCAGACGGTACGGGAAGCACAACTAAAATAGTTGATGTTTCTGGACTGGCTACAAATAATGGAAAAACTTGTAAGACTGTAAGATTAAACAAAGTTAGATTTAATGTTTCAGTCACAGCACCAGCTGATGCAATTCGTTTGCAATGGGATGCAACAACAGATGTTGTATTTCAAACTTTAGCAGGTGAAATGGAATTTGATTATAGCGACTTTGGTGGCTTATCAAATACCGAAGCATCAGGTTTTACAGGTGACGTTAATCTTGTTTTACCGGCTTGCACATCTGGAGACACTGGAACAGTTGTTTGTGAATGGACTAAAACTTACGAGTCCTAGGAGTTTAAATGGCTAATACTACTTCAGGAACAGCAACGTTCGATAAAAGCTTTGCTATTGATGAAATAATAGAAGAGGCTTTTGAACGTATCGGTCAACAAAACGTTGCTGGATACCAATTAAAAAACGCAAGAAGAACTCTAAATATTCTATTTCAAGAATGGGGTAATAGAGGTATTCACTATTGGGAAATAGGTTCAACAAACTTAGATCTTATAGAAGGTCAAGCAGATTATGATTTTTTTAGATCTAGTGATGATGGAACTTCTGCAACTACAGTAGACCCAGCTAGTGTATTCGGTATATCCGATGTCCTTGAAGCACAATTAAGATCTAATAGAACTCAAACAACACAATCAGATAGTCCTATGACTAAAGTAGACAGATCTACTTATGCAGGATTTTCTAATAAGTTATCTAAAGGCACACCTAATCAATATTGGGTAGAAAGATTTATAGATAAAGTTACTATACACGTTTACCCAACACCGGATTCAACAAACGCATCTAAAGATATGCATTTCTTTTTTATAAAAAGAATACAAGATGCAGGAGATTATACTAATGCAACCGATGTACCATTTAGATTTGTACCTTGTATGGTGTCAGGACTTGCATATTATTTGTCACAAAAATACCAACCTAATTTAATTCAAGCTATGAAATTAGTTTATGAAGATGAGTTAGCAAGAGCTTTAGCAGAAGATGGCTCTGCTTCTAGCACACACATAACACCAAAAGCATACTACCCAGGAACATAATGAGAAAAAAATTTTTAGCAGGCATGTTAGTTAAGGGAGCAACAAAAGTAGTTAAAAAAGTAAGCCCTGAATTTAAAGATGCTATAAAAAAACATAAAAAACTTTTAAATAAATATAAGAATAGACCTTTAGATAAAGAGGCTGTGAGAGAATCTTATAAAATATTTACAAAACCTCCGGGACCTAGAAGATAATGGCAAAGTACGCAACAGGTAAATACGCAAAAGCAATATCAGACAGATCTGGTATGGAGTTTCCATACAAAGAAATGGTTAGAGAATGGAACGGTGCATTTGTGCACGTATCTGAGTTTGAACCAAAGCAACCACAATTAGAACCAAAACCTATGAACGGTGACTCCATATCTTTAAGGCATGTAAGACCTGACAGAGTAGAAACAGCTGTTCCAAAAATTTTACCATTAAATCCATTTACAACAACAAATGGATCTGCAACAATTAGTGTTAATGAACCAGATCACGGTAGATCAACAGGGGATACTGTTAGATTTAGAGACGCTCAGGTTGTTGGCGGAGTGGCTGCAGCGACTATAAATTTAGCAGCAGGGTATACAATTACTAAAACAAACGATGATAATTATACCTTTGCAACAGGCACAACATCTAGTATAACTGAAGTAGGAGGAGGCGGTTCTGCATCAGCAGGACCTGTAACGGTAACGGCATGATACAACATATTAAAAATTTTATTTGTGGTTTATTTGGAATTAAACAGTGTGCATGTCCAGAGGATATGGATGAGCATGAAGAATTATATTTAAAACCTAAAGAATCAGATGTTCCTGTTTATGAAAATGAAGAAGCTGTAAAAGCTGAACATTGTTCTGGTCACAAAAGATTTAGAAAAACATGTCCCTTATGTTTGGAGATAATTAAATAATGGCTGGATTAAGTGCATCAGGATTAAAAACACAAATTAGAAGTTATACAGAAACAGACTCTAATGTATTAACAGATGCTGTTTTAGAAAATATAATTTTAAACGCACAATATAGAATATTTAGAGACGTGCCCATTGATGCTGATAGAAAACAACAACTAGGTAACTTTGTTGCTGGACAAGAATCTATTAACTGTCCTGCAGGAGCTGTATTTATTAGAGGTATACAAGTTTATGATACAAATGGATCTGCTATTACGGGAGCTAACAGATGGCTAGAAAAAAAAGATTTAACTTACTTACAAGAGTATCAGGATGTAACCGGAACCTCCGCTGCTCAAGGTCAACCTAAATATTATGCTATGTTTGGTGGTGCTACGGGTGAGGCAGATACTAACTCAGGTAGAATATTTGTAGCCCCAGTTCCAAATACAACATATAGATTTAGAGTGCATTTTAACAAAATGCCTGATCTTTTAGAAAATAATGATACCAACTATATTAGTCTTAATTTTCCAAATGGGCTTTTATATTGCTGTTTATCAGAGGCATATGGGTTTTTAAAAGGTCCGATAGACATGTTGACTTTATATGAAAATAAATATAAACAAGAAGTACAGAAGTTTGCTAACGAGCAAGTCGGTAGACGAAGAAGAGATGACTACACAGATGGCACTGTTCGAATACCGGTAAACTCAGTAAACCCGTAGGAGAAAATTATGGCAATAACATCAGCAATATGTTCAAGTTTTAAACAAGAACTTTTACAAGGTAAACACAGTTTTGAATCTTCAGGTGGACATACTTTTAAAATTGCACTATTTGATAGTGATGCAACTTTAGGTGCTTCTACAACAGACTATTCAACATCAGAAGAAATTACAAATACATCTGGATCTGCATATTCTGCAGGTGGGGCAACTCTTACAAATTCAGGCGTTTCATTATCTTCAACAACAGCTTTTACAGACTTTTCAGATGTAACTTTTTCATCTGCTTCTTTTACTGCAAATGGAGCACTGATATACAACACGACAACAGACGGTGGATCAGGAACGACTGATGCTGTTTGTGCAATTGCATTTGGTGGTGACAAGACGGCTAGTAACGGAACTTTCAAGATTGAGTTTCCAACAGCAAATTCAAGTAGCGCAATAATCAGATTAGCATAGGAGGCCGACCATGTCGGTATCTTCAGGATGGGGACGACTTACCTGGAACCAATCACAATGGGGAGAGGCAACCATTATTGGTGCGGGTTGGGGTGCTCAAACATGGAACCATGGTGCATGGAATGATCTTAATGATGTAACAATCAGTGTTACAGGTTTTTCAATAGAAACAAATTTAGGTATAGAAGGTTGGAGTAATAATGCTTACGGTCGTGGTGCATGGGGTGAGTTTGCAGCAGATGTAGGTCTAGGTTCAGATGTTTCTGTAGATGGTGTATCTTTTGCAGCTGCCACAACTACAGCTTCTGGAATAGGTTCTGCAGTAATAGAACCTTCTGGAATATCCGCATCATTTAATGTTGGATCATTAGCAGTTGAGTCTGATGCTAATGTTGCAATGTCAGGTATCTCTGCTTCTTTTGCATTAGGAGTTGTAGACGTTGCTGATCAAGTTGTAGGTTTTGATGGTTTAAGTTCAACTTTAAGTCAAGGGACTGCCTTTGCACCGAATGAGACTGCAATACTTTCTGGAGTTTCTGCAACAGTAAGTCAAGGAACTGCGATTGCATTTTCTAGTAACCAGGCAGACCTACCTAGTTTTTCTACATCGTTATCTTTAGGAAATGTAGTTGTACCAAACGATACGGCGATAATATCTGGACTTTCAATAGAATCTCAACAAGGATCAATAGTTGGTTTAGGTGGAGCTGTGGCTCAACCTACAGGATTATCTGCAACAGCTAATGTTGGAGCTTTAGATCCTAACGATATGTCTCTTGGTATATCAGGGGTATCTTTTTCTGCTAGTATTGGCTCTGTATCCGTAGTTGATATGCAGGTTAGTTTTGATGGACTATCTGCAACATTTAGTGTAGGAGCTGTAGATATTTTTGCATATGGTGATGTTGACACTGGT